TGCCTCCAAAGTTTCAGCCATCTCTGCAGCCTTTTCTTTAATTCTAATATCTCTTTCTTTTCTTAACCTTCGTGCTTCTGCTGAAGCCTTAACTCCTGCAGCCTGAAAGTTTTTAATTTTTTCTTGACCTTCGGGAGTATCTGGATTAATCATATGTTTAGCAAAGTTGGCCTGACGAGGATCTTTCATCATCCTTTGCCTTACCTCTTCTATTTGTTTACTTGTTTTAGGCATTAAATCCATTCCTCATTATTGCGATTAACAAAGTTTTTTTGTCTCCAATCAACTTTATTGTTGGACAACTTATCAATGTTTGTACGATAGGCTTCCCAAGCAATTGCTAAGGCCATAACAGTGTCGTCATTACGTCCTTGTATCGCTTCTGTTTTACCCGAAGATGTTGAGATATAAGTTTTCATCTCTGACAATATAGTCTTAGAGGGTATCCAAATATCTTCTTCCTCAACCGCATTCTTTAACTGTCCAATAACCCGAGGCTTACTACCATGTGTCATTCTAAATCCCGGTGTTTGACCTTCTTCAGAACTTAACCTGGCGGCTTTGGTTTCATAGTACATGTTAACATAGTTCATTTGTTTAAGTCTTTGCAGAGTAGCAACCCCCATACTGTTGGATTCTACTGCCAACAAAGAGTTATTGTAATACCTACCTAGATAAAACAAGTGTTCACCATAAAGAGTAGGGTCTACTGTGTTATCCCGGTACATAGCACAAATGTGTCCTTGGGTATTCAAGACTACTGCTGTACTGTAGTCTTGTTTAACTCCCAGCGCTACATCTGCACCTATAATATAATTATCTTTCCAATCTGGAGGTATCCAGATTTCAAGGTTACCCCGTGCGCTGTCGTCAAAAGAACCTAGTTCTTGGTTGTAAATGCGAAGGGCCATAGGTTGTACTGGTAAAAAAGAATTAATCTTTTCTGGATCAAACACAGAAGAACCTGAGACAAGGAAGGCTTCTTCTGCATTGGCAGGATACTCTTGTCTAAACTTGTCTACTCCGCCTTCAACAATTTTAAGTCGTCTCCAGTATATTTGTTCGTCTGTTAGATTATACTTTTCTTTGTAATCTTTTTCTTCAAAAGATAATTCAAACTCAGCCGGTACTTCTCTTTTATATTCTTCCGTTTTAAACCATGGAATAAATATAGCAATATAGTCAGACTCCCCTGCCGCCGCTGCCTGATACAGCCGATAAAATTCTCCGGAAGCACCATTAGCTGTGGACTCGATAATTACTTCCGTTCCATCAGCCTGAGAAATACCTTGGAACAGACCTGCAAGGATCTTGGCGTCATGCTGCCAGAAGGCAACCTCTGATGCATGTAATATTGTGGGAGTAGTTCCTCTTCCTGCTTCAGGAGACCCTGCAGTATAAAGTCTGTAAGACCCTACTGCTTCTAAATCAGTGTAAGCAGGTGTTTGAATTGCAATTTCTTTTGCGTTAGTTTTTTCTAACTTGGGTTGCAAACCTTTTTCCATATTCTTAATTAGATTTTTACTCATTGTGAATAGAGAATCCGAGGTTGCACTATCATGTGCCATAACTACAGATCTGGTGTGTTGTTGGAAATAAGTTTTCCAGAACACTCTCCCAGCACAAAAAGTAGAAATCCCTTGTTGACGAGCCTTAAGAATAATGGCTCTAACTTTGCCTGTTTCTTTTCTTTGATTTTCTAATGCTTCATTAATGATAGTCTGAGCTTCATTAAATTTAAAAGGAACAAAACCTTTTGTGGCATCTTTTGTAATAATTCTAATTTGTTCTCCGGAAAACCTTTCAAAGTTATCAGAGTAATCTTCAAGATTTTTTCTTCTCTTTAACTCTCTTAGAGCTTCCAACTGCGCCCTAGCTTCTTTCGTCTTGTTATCCATTGTGCTTCCCACTAATATTTTTTAGATTTAGCTAAACACTTACCCATCTTAGTACATGCTGCTTTTGACTTACACCCAGCACAAGGTTTAAAAGATTTTTTAATTACTGATTTTTTCATGTCTTTTTCCTTTTCTTCCCGGAGGGGGTTACTGACCATTTAATAGGCTTTGAACTTGTTTTCTTTGCTGTATCTGATTTAGTTGCTTTTGAAGCCACCGCCTTAGGTCTGCAAGCGGGGTAGCTTTTTCTTTTGTCATTCTTACCAGACCTGCCGCAAGGCTTACCTGTCTTAACATCTCGCCAGTCTTCTTTAAACCATTTTTTAAGTTTAGCACCTTTTTCTGTCTTACGTACTGCCATATCACTTCCTCTTACTTTTACCGTAATTTTTGGCACCTACCTTACGGCACTTAGCCATGTGTCCTGATCGGTAAGCAGAGTTCTTAGGCATAGACTTAGCTACTTTCTTATAACAAGCGTCCTTTTTTGTTTTAGTTGTAGCCATAATATTACCTCTTAGATTTAGTACCTGAACATTTCCAACGTTTTCTGCTGAGATTTAATGGGCTGTTAGGATCTTTAGCTGCCTTAGGTGAACGTTTCTTCTGACCAGCAGATCTGGCACAGTAAGCATCTCCCTTCTTGCTGCTAGGTTGTACTCGAGCTTTACCATCTTTAGTTTTACCTGCCTGACCGTAGCTAACTCTTTTTCCACCTGCGGTAACTTTTACTTTGGCTTTACCTTTATTTGGTTTTGCTGTGCTCATTTTTTAATATACTCCTTGCGTACATAACTGCGTTATTCTTGTTGTAAGTAATTATAACTATTTTTCCAGCATCATCATACACAACATAATTACCAAGTTTATTTTGGTATAACTTCAAAACAATGTACTACTGTTGTGTTGTTGGTTATCAACACTTTTGATTCTTCAAGCTTTTCTATACATTCGATTTCAGTTGAGAACTGTCCTAGTTGGTAGTGCTTTAAATTATTGTTTGTAAACATAAACCAAATTAAAAACCACATTACCACTTCCCCTGTTTTACACCCAAAAAATACATTACTATAATTAAGGCACCCACACCTGCCAGTGCCACCACAATACCTACTGCCCAGTTAATACAGTTATCTATGAACTCTTGTTTCTTGTAAACCAACTCACGCTGTTCCTTGCGCTGCTGTGCTTCTATTCTGACTATCTCCTCCCAAGCACTAGGTCCATAGGTCCAAGATATATAAGACTTGAGTTCATCTCTCATCTCTTTAAGTTTTTGTTTCTGTGACCATATCTCTAATGCATTAGATTGATTATCACTAAACATTTTATACATCGGGGGATTCTTAGCTTTATCTTCTAAAAAATCGAGGTCACTTACAGCTTTAGACCATTGCGATACTGCACCAGCCATAGAACTAATTTCACGACCTACAGATACAGCCTTCTTAATACCGTTGTAAGCTGTTGTGGCAGCGGCCATAGCTGTAAATGGATCAATCATTTTACTTATCCATATCTCTATGATCTCTGTTTATATACCGTAGTTCACTCTCTATAACCGCTATGCGTTGTTTGAGTTTATTAATCTCACCAATAGCTGAAGTCATAGATGCAAGCTCATCCCATAATTCTTCTATGTCACCCCATACATATTGTATTTCTACACCATTGCCTTCAACATCACGCTTAAGGTTAATGTTGTCTTCAATAGCCATACGTGAGCCTAGTTGGCTAACTGTCTCTTCCAGGTTAGAGATAGTAGATGCTTGTTGAGACACCCACCATACACCGCCTGCAAGTTGAACAGCCATGGCTAACACAAGAGCAATAGGGAGTTTAATATTATCCATTGTACTTACTCCTTATCAGCTCTACTTTTTTCCATCATATCACGAATTGACTTAATATTTTCATCCATACGACCTAAAGTTACTGCCTGAGATTGCATTATAGAAGTTAAGTTATTTATTCTTACTTCATGCCTACTAAGGTCTCTGGAGTTAAGCTCAATCGCACTTGCTAAGCTGGATACATACCACACTAAGGCCCCTGTTTGAAACAAGATGCCCACTAAAAAAGATATAGATACACTTTTATTTTCCATCACTTAGCAAACCCCGCTCCAAAATACAACCCTACAATAGCTGATACTATGTGAGTATCAAGCGGTGTGATCACAAAACCTGTGGCAGACTGCCATACAATTTGTTTATCAGGTCCAAACAAAAAGTTCCAGAAACCACCTTGTACTTCTGTGTACCCTACAAATACTGGTACTTCAGGATACCATACAGCTACTAACTTTGGTAACACAATAATAGAGATTACAGCAGAGAGAGCTATAATTCTTCTTGTCCAAGCAAAGTGAGTATCTTTAGCGCCATGTTCTCTTGCTGAGTTAACTGCACCAATTAACAACTTCTGTTGTTCCGCCTTATTCTTATTACTTTGTCCCCAGATGGACATCACCCCACCCAGTACAGTAGAGAATAGCATAGTTATTAATTCTAATGGTAACCCAAACATTTTATTTTATTCCCTTAACTATCTAACTATCTCTAACATTTCTGTGAAAGTCGATAATACTTCGAGCAATATTATCAATATCACCCCGATTAATTCCTATGTCTTTAAGCTCATTATCTGTGAGCCTGTGTAATTCTTTGATGGTCTGATTCATATTCCTACGTTTACGAATAACTTCTGTCCACCTACTTAACTCATTCATCATATTCATCTACTTCTCCTTATCTACTTTGTATGAGTGAAAAAATCCTTTTAATAAGGGACTATAAAACGGGCAAAGCCCTTGTACTTAAATCCTACAAAAAATAAATAATTTTTTAAGTTATACTCAGATTTACTTTTATGGGGGCAAAATGTCTGGGGGGTATTGGGGTTGATTTAAGGATAGGGGTATTGTTTTTTAAGTTTTTTACTTTGGTTATACGTTGGTTAGGTTCTTTGTTTGTCTGTTTGTTGTGTGTGTTTGGGTTTGTGCCTTCTTTTCGTGGTGGCTCCCCCCTCTTTCTTTTCTTTTGGTTCTCTGTGTTCTGGGTTCCTTTCCCGTTTGCGGTGTCTTCGTGGGCGTCTGGCTTCCTCCCGGCTGGGCGTCCTCGTGGGTTCCGTGTTGGTTCCTTCCTTGCGTCGGGGTTCGGCGTTTCTTTTGTGGGGTTTTCCTATGCTTTCTTCTTCTTCTCTTCCTGCCTTCTCTTCTGTTGGTCCTGTTTCTGCTGTTCCTGCTTTGCCGGGTTCTTCTTTGTTGCCTGTGTCTCTGGCTCCGCTGCCTCGTGTGTCTTGGAGTGGCGTGGTTCGTCTTGCTCGTTTGGGCTGGGAGCCGTCTTCTTCTTCGGTTCTTGTGTGGGTTGTGGGGTCTTCTGTCCCCCTGGTCTGCCGTGTGGGGTCTTCGTCTCGGCCTGCTGTCTCTGCCTTGGTTGCGGAGCTTCGTGCCCTTGTTCGGTCTGGTGCGGAGTGCCGTCTTGGTGTTCGTGGCTCTTGGTCCGGTGGCAAGTGGTTCTGTGCCGTTGCTACTGCCTAAGCTGGCTTCTTCAGCCCTGCTCCCTCCGGGGGGTTTGGGTTGTGGTGGTTTGCTTTTGCTCTCCTCCCTGCGTCAAGGTTTGGCGTTCAACGCTCTTGAAAGGAGCTTGTTATGAAAAAGTATTTTGAGTCGATGACATCCGAGGATATCGAAGTTTGTGTTGCTTTGGTGCAGTCCTGTCTTAAGTCCCGTGAATGGGGGGGTCATTTTGACCATGACTACCTTGACGAGCTTATGCTCAATGTTATGCGTAACTGGGAAAGCTTTGGTACCGAAGAGACCGAGTTGTCTCGCGGTAGGCTAAATGCTTACTTCATCCAGATAATGCATCTCAATATAATGGGTGGAGACCTGGGAGATGTTCCTGAATGGAACATTCTTACGGCAGATGCTCGGTTGCATTTATTCCAAGGTATTGGTCGAACTTGGGTAGAGAATACTAATGACTGGACAGTCGAGTAACTTCTGGGGCACACCTGTAATGGGTGTGTCACGGTGGATTGCTTTTGATCCTATATCTCGTGAAAGGAGATTACTATGTTTAAATTTAAGCTTAAGCCAAAAGGCTTTCTGTGGGATGTTTTCGAGCGAGTAGACTGCTGGTTAGCTTGGACACCAAATACTAATGCCAAGAGTGATGGCTGCGTACTTGGGCATTACGAGGAGTATTCGCTTACTGAGGTCAAGCCTCGGTGGCACCGTATGTGTACTCCACATGGCTACCTTAACTTTGAAGGTGTATCCTGGAGAACTAGGGCTCTCAACATCAACGTGTGGCTTATCCATCAGCTTTTTGAACTTCACGACTAATCGCGTGAGTAGCACTTATTGACACAGTATAGCCGAAACTCCCTTCGGGGAGTCTGTATGGACTGATCTCCATGCACTGATGAGGCAGATCCTCTTTATATATCTTGAAAGGATATAACATGACTAACTTCGTAGAAACCCGTGATACACGTAATGGTGCAGCTTCAGTACTGGCTGATGTACAGCTTAACTGGGTTAAGATTGTTACGCCAGTGGCAGGCTATAATGGTGGGAAACCACAGTATGAGCTGCAGATTGCTACTGATAATGTTGAACAAGCAGAAGCTTGGTATAGCATTATGCCTAACCTTAAGGTTGTATCTGAGGGTACTACTAGCTTTACTCTTAAGCGGCCATCGTTCCTCGGAGCACCAGCAATTGTGTATGAGGATGGAGCGGCTATGGAAGTGGCTACTCGTAGGATGATTGGCAATGGCTCTCGTGGCGATGTCAAGATCTCACACAAACAACACCCTAAGACAGGGCGTCCTTACGTTTGTCTTGAGGCTATCAAGCTCACTAATCTTGTTGAGTATGTAGCAGATACTACTGCTTATGCCGATGACTTTGACTTCTAAGGATTAAACTACATGTCCTCCTGTAATGGGAGGGCATTCATGTCTAATCCTGGACAACCTAGCTATGAAAGGAAAAAGAATGGCGGAAGAAAAGTATGCAGTAGGCGACTATGTAAGGGTAGAGTTAGCTCCCGATGAACATTACGTTGTCACTGTTTTAGCAGTACATGATGGACATTATGATGTCCTTGAATACTCTGCGGAGGAAATTCATGGTGAGTTATACATGGATAATGATAATCACAGGTTAATTGGTAGATAACTTGGGTTTAACCTTGGGTAAACTGGAAGGAACGAAACCTGAGAGTTTACCTGGGTTGTACCTTGGTATACTGAACCAAAACACAGAAAGGTAATAACATGCAACTACAGTTAGTAACCCTGATATACCCTGATGAAACAGACACGGTATTCGTAGACATTGCTGGTTCCGAAGAGGCAGATGATTCTCTCTTCATGTTATCCGAACATAAGCAGGATGGCTTCACAGGCACTCTCTCTTATGGTAAATTTGTGGAGAACAGCAGTAAATGAAGTACATGTTAACAGATCATGCTTTTAAACGTTCAGAAGAACGAGATATAAGCACTAAAGAAATTAATGATGCTGTAACGAAAGGAAAACAATACAAGTCAGCTTTATATGGTGGACAACTACGATTTTACTACAACGGTATATGTGTTATCGTTAGAAAGAGTACTAACAAGATACTCACAGTTTATCGTTTAAAACATAGGTGAAAAGTATAGTCCCCTATTAAAAGGAGAATCCCTCCCTCCCCAGAATATACTATACTATATATAATTAAAGTATATATAAGTAACTAGTATATATGTAGGTTAGAACTAGAAAGGAGAATAACTATGATTAGTACTATAATGATTATGGTAAGTATACTGGTAGGTAATGAAAAGATACATGTCAGTTATAATTACGATGGTACTATGGAAGATTGTATAAAGAGTATACAATCTAGAGAAGCTTATGATGCTATACGGGATAACCCTGCTGTAGTTAATAAGTATTTTTGTGTATCTATAAAAGAAGCACAAAAAGAAGATGAAGAAGCATAATAGAAAGGAAATATGCTATGAATATTAATGAATGTAAGTCTGTAGTGAAAGAAATTATCAAGTATAACCTTGGTAACAATGATGCTAATGACTATGGTAGAAATATTATACCTATGTTAATCTCTATACCTGGAGTTGGTAAGACTAGTATCATAGATCAGATAGTAGAAGAAGAAGATTATCATCTACTTACTATTCCCTTAGCATCCTATGATGCTGGTGAGATAGCTGGTTTCCCTATGCTCAATAAAGAAAGTAAAACTTATGATAGAGCTAAACCCTTTTGGTTAGATACACCAACAGATAAGCCTGTTATATTATTCTTTGATGAGATATCTCAGGCTCCCACAGCTAATATTAACGTGTTAGCTATGTTAGTTAATGAAAGGAAGTTAGGTGAGCATAACCTTAATGATAATGTAGTTATAGTGTGTGCTGGTAATAAGATGGAACACAGAGCTGGTACTAATCCTTTACCTTCTCACTTCAAAGATAGAGTTACTTTTCTTGAAGTTAAAGAAGATATTACTGAGTTCTTGTCCTATGCTAACACTAAAGGTATTCATCAACATATCTTAGCATATCTACGTAATAGACCTTCTTCACTCTCTATCTTTGATCCGGCAGTAGATTCCTGTCCTTCACCACGATCTTGGATGAGAGTAGATAGCATTCTTAAGATGAATCTATCTTACAATCTAAGGAATGAGACTATTAAAGGACAAGTAGGTGATTCTACTAAGGCTGACTTCTTAGCTTATCTTAAGGTAGCTGATGAGATGCCTGATCCTAATGAGGTACTAGCAGGTACTAATAAAACAATACCTGATAATTCTCCTGTAATGTATGCCTTGTGTGCTGGTTTAGCTCACTTAGTTACAGGTAAAACTAGTAAGAACTTTATAGAATATCTCAGTAGCCTACCTAATAAGGAGTTTGCTGCCTTCACTATCCGAGATGCTCTTCAAAGGAATCCTAAGCTTAAGTCTGATAAGCATATTACTGGATGGTTTATGTCTGAAGGTAAAGCCCTGTTACTGTAAAGAGGAAATAAAAATGATACCTGAGAAAGCAATTAAAGTATACAGAACTTCTAATCTATATGAAGACTATGTTACTACTGTGTTTAGCCCTTATGATTTTATTAAGATAAGGGATAGGCTTTTAGAAGAAAAAATTACTTCCAGTGTAACTGCCAAGACCGTAGATAATACTGTACTAGCTAAGTTTGTACAGAACGGAGTTAAACTAAAAAGTAAATATAAGGTTATACAAGTATAGTCTTATTAGAATATAAGGGGGCAATACTGTTCCCCTTATTTAACCTTATTATGGAGAAATAAAATGGAAACTAAAACTTATGAACATCTTATTCGAGACTTTCTTGAGAATAATACTACACAAGAAACATTATTCAATGGCTTAGCCTCTGAATTTGGAGAGGTAATGAGTGAGAGGGTTAAAGAAACACGTAATCAAATGGAGAAATCTAAAGAAATTCTTGATGAACTATCTGATGTACTATGGTATGTTACTTCGATAGCCAACTCTCGTGGATATACACTTGGTCAGTTAATGATTGACAATTATCTTAAGCTAGAAAAGCGTAATACAGAGGGTAAAGAGAAGAAAAAAGATGAATAATATGTATGATATAGAACAAAACATAATGAAGTGTTGGCAGGTGTGTGATGACCTTGAAACAATATTCCTGGAAGTAGGAGATGGTGACAAGCAACCTACCCCTGATGAGCTTGTAAATACTCTTATGGGCATTCAACAATTATATCAATGGAAATTCTCCCAGCTATTCGAATCATACGAGAATGTACTTAGAATACAAAGAAAGGATAATAACATGACAGATGATAAGTGGCCTCTTGAATCTGACTTCAGTGAAATACCTTGGAATAATAAGATAAGAGCTATGGATAAAGAGGAGAAAGATAGAGCTAAAGTTAGGGAACAGAGTAATAGCCTTACTCCCTGTATTACTTGTGGTGTTCTAACAAAACAAAAATGGTGTAATTTCTGTTTGAGTAAGGAGTAATTATGAGTATATCTGGTGAGATAGAAAGTACTACTAAAGAAATCAAGGACAAAGAAAGAGACTTGTTTAATCTTATACAAGAATTAAATGCTCTTGAAGTCAGGCTAGTTAAACTAAAGGTGGCTGATGAAAGACAAAATAAAAATCATAGAGATAGTAGAGCATAAAGATGGATCTGCTTATGTATCTATGGAAATGAATCCCGAAGTTTACAGTAAAATATTTAATGTAGGCTTTATTGAACTTGTAAAGAAAGGATTACAAGATGATAAATAAAAATGTTATACCTGATAACGATAAACGTATGGAATATATCGAGCGGCTAAGAGAATCATTAGTTATGGAAGAGTATTACAAGATTAAATCAGAATACCCTGACATGCTAGCCCTTGACCGTTTAACTCTTGCAACAGAAAGGGTTAAGTCTAAAGAGGAATAATAATTGCAACCAAAAGAACTGATCTCAATTGCATTGGATGTTATGCTTGAAGACAACAATTACTCTAAGCTTTCCTTCGCTTGTGATCCACCAGAAGAGGAGTTAGAATGGGCTAAAGAATTAATAATCAATCGAATAGAGGAGATAGATCTGTTACCAACAGAAGAAGAACTCTATACTCTAATGAAACTTAGGATGAAAGTATAATATAATGGATGCTCAATTAAAAGTAAGTAGAGCCTTAATAAAGCTGATAAGCAATCATGCCTTCTATGGTTCTTGCGCCCTAAGGCTTAACATAATTGAAGATGAAAACACAAATACTATGGCAACAGATGGTAGGTTTATCTTCTGGGGCCGAGAGGCAGTAGATAAGTGGAGCGAAGAAGAAGTAATTGGTGTGCTTGCTCACGAAGTAATGCACGTTATTCTTATGCACCACCTACGTATACAAGATAGGTCGCATAAGAAATGGAACATTGCCACTGACTTCTCTATCAATGGAACATTAAAAGACGATGGATTTACTTTACCTGCTGATGGTCTGTTTGACAGTAATCATCGCAATAAAAATGCAGAAAAAGTATATGACGAAATAAAGGATATGTTCTACGAAGACCCCAAGTGGGGGTATGTAATGGAACTAACTGATAAAGAAGGTAATCCTATTACAGGTGATGAAAAGGATAAAGCAATCGATGATGTAAACGAAATGATTGCTGCCGCCGCTGATGCTGCCAAGAAAGCAGGGCAAGACTTGCACGGTAATATAGAAGAGCTAGTAAAGAATGTGGGTAAACCTAAAGTTAATTGGCGTTCATTCTTACGAACAACTATTATGAGTAGTAAACCAGAAGATTATTCTTGGACCAGACCTAATCGTAAGTTACTCTCCGCTCTTGACCTGTACACTCCTCGTATGATATCAAATACAATTGGCCCTATTGCTATTATCCTTGATACTTCTGCTTCTGTAAACAAGAAAGAGCGTGAAGCTTTCTTAGCAGAGATGCAATCAATAAACGAAAGCTTAAGACCAGAAGCTACGCACGTTATCTGTGTGGATACAAGCGTAGCTATCTGTTATAGCTTTACTCCCAATGACAATATCACTGAGTTAAAACTATCTGGCGGTGGTGGTACTGACATGTCTCCTGGTTTCAAATATGTTTTAGAGTGTCTACCTGAAACAGAAACCTTACTATGTTTTTCTGACTGTGAATTTAATACCTGGCCTGAAGAACCTGAACTACCCGTAATATGGTTGTCAACAAATAAAACAAACAATCCCTACGGTACACTTATCCCAGTAGAAGTCTAAGAAAGGACTACGCAATGTTTAAAGACTATACACATCTTGAGAATCAAATTGGAAGTAAAGACTCCATTGAAAGACAATCGTATCTTCATGGTAAGCTTACCAGTTATCTTAATAACTTAAACAGGTTATTAGGAATTAAAGACCTTGAAGAAGAATATAGAAGTCTAACAAGTAAGATGATGTCTGTATTTGAAAACAATAAAGACCACTCTCCTCTTGAAGAT